GTAGCATCAGGAGGTCACAGACTACAGCCACAGTGGCTACAGTCAAGATACCCGTGGTACCCGCACTCGCTAGACCAGCTAGCACGCTGCCAAACAGGACTATCAGCATACTTGTCACACCAAGCGGTGTGTCGTAGATGTTAGCGATGAATACCGTGGCTATTGCATAGTACACTATGCTACCGACTCGATTGACGGTGAAGCTCAAGGGAACCGTGAGTTCTACGCCTGCTCGATCAAACTTTAGTCGCTGCAGCGCTTCCTGAGCGTAGGGTATGCAGGCCAGTGAACTACGTGAGCTGACCGCGACGATCATCGTCTCCTTCGTGGCGTTGATGACCTCCATCAGGTTGGTCTTACTGCGCATCCAGATGACGGCAGTAGCTGCGACGATGAGGATCACGCCGCCCAGCAACTGCTGCATCACGAAGTCAAACATCGTCAAGAATATACCAACGCCTACCTTGCCAACCTGACTGCTGATCATCGCTAGTAGCGCAAAGGGAAGGAATAGGTTGAGTACCCTGAATATACTGATGCTAGCGGCCTGTACACTCTTGAGTACGTCGACTAGAAGTTCCTGGCCCGTACTCTTTAAGTTACCAAGCGCCACACCGAATATCATACAGAATATCACGATCTTAAGACTCTCTGAGTTGTTTAAGCTCGCGAAGATGTTCTCAGGAATGAACTTCTGTGCCATCCTTAGGGGATCAACTGCCTCGACTACCGGCATCGGTTCCTTTAGCGTGATGTTGAGGTCACTACCCTGATCCTTGCTGTTAACCAGCACGCCGAGTTGCGTCTTCTTAGCGGGTGTCATCTCACTACCTGAGACCATCACGGTGCCAACACCGATGAAAGCGGCGATGAACATGCTGGCCACGAACCCTGTAACTATCCTACGGATCATGGTGTTGCTACCCTCCTTCTGTAGGAGTCCAATGACACCTACTAGGATGGTAGCGAGTAGGAAGGGTAGGACCACTACTTTGAGTAGACTGATATAGATCGAACCAATGCCTTCCAGGTGAGCGCTTATCTCAGGTGCGTATACCCCTGAGAGTACACCTAGCACGATGGCGCCAAGCACAGTCCATGGACTTATCAGGAAGCTTTTTATGTGTAGTTTCATCGTGTCCCTTGATTATTTCTTTTCGGCTTTGTAGCGATCCATCAACTTCTTGGTGTCGATATTCTTAAAGTCATTCTCTACAACGTGATCAACGATTGACAAGAGGTGCGTCGCGTTGAAGTGTACAGCTACTGCGATCTCATCAACTGAGTCTGATATGGTTACCGTCTTGGTGCTGATCGCGGCGTCGGGCTTCTCAAAACTGATCTTCTTGATCTCAAACTCATCACGATAACCTGCTGCGATTGTGCCACTCGTTACATTGTTGATGATCGTATTCCAACTATCTTCAGGTATGAACTGTGCCTTGGGAAAATTTGCCCTAGCAAAGGTATCGTAGCTGCTGTTGCGGATGAATGCAATCTTACCATCAAAATTACGGATCACTACATGCGGTTCACGACCCTTACTGTTCTGACTGAGCCAGACACGATTGACGATCATCGCCTGCCTAAGTTTGACATAAGGAGTACTAAAGCGCACCATTAATAGTCGAGGTGATGTGATAGAGAGTTTGCTTACTGCAACGTCGGCAACTCCAGTACGCACCTGCTCTACGACTTCAGCGAAACTCTCGGCATCACGTCGGAACTCTACGGGCACACCGATGACAGCACCAATCTTACGTGCGATCTCTACGTCTAGTCCACGGATGTTCTCACCCTCGCCGCTGTAGAAAGGAGGTGTGTCCTTCTTGGTCATGGCGACCACGAGGACGTTCTTCTTCTTGATAGCGACGATGTCTGGTGAGACGATGGGTGTTTGTGCTGAGGTGATACCGGTGATGAACACCAGTGCTAGTGCTATTAGTGTTTTCATTTATTTTTGTCTTAAATTTTATAAAAGTATTATAATAAACACTTGTAATTTGCTTGATTTTCTATAATATTTACGCTCGTTCCATTGATAGGAGCAATGTTATATGGAGTTGTATTCTTTGGTAGCGCGAATTCAATAGTGAAAGTGAATTGATAACCTTGTGCTCCAATACGGCCTTTAGATAATTCTTCAGCATTAGCTTTAGTAACACCTTTAGATTGACAACGCACACGTGCTGTGATACGACACGCATCTTCGAATTTAGGTATTAGTGGAAGACCGGCTTTCTTCATTGCATCATTAAGATCAAGAGGATCTTTAGAACCAAGAAGATAGAAACCGTGCGTACCTACATTGATGTAATAGGTATTCTTAAGATTATAGTATTGAGTCATTGCATTTGCAGGCAATACCATTTTAATATCTGGACATGTTTTAAGATCAGAATCGTAACGTTGACGTAGTGGAATTTTAAGCATTTCGCGCTCCCACTGTGTAGTTCTATCTGATACATTATAAATGGGAGTTTCCCATTTCTTGTTGATCTCGTTTAGCACGCCTGATGATTTTGCTAGATCAGCGAGAAATTGCTTTTCGGTTTCATCATATTCAATGTCACCGAATCTCCAATGAGGTTTTGAGTTAGCATATGCTTTAATTACTAAACTCCCTCCAGCTGTTGGAGATATCTTTAGTTCACATCCAGCCTTATCACCACGCACAGTAAGCATAAGATCTGGGCGCGTATGCGAAGCTCCTGCTGTAATACCATCAGATAATCCAAATCTTTTTAGGTATTTTGTAGTGTTTTCTTCATACACGAATCCTTGTTGCGCTGCCATGTTACTTCCCCAATAGGTTCTATTATGAGTATTTATAAAATAAAAAAAGCCCCGAAGGGCTAGATAAATTCCTGTAGACTAGAGGACTCAGGATCCTCTATATCATGTTTTCGACTCGCGTTATACTGGTGAATCATGTCACCTCGCAGAGAATCGCGTTGCCCATTGAGCACAGCCTTAATCTCCATCGCCATGTCTGTAGCGGTACCAACAGGTACGTTCTGACATACATGGTTTAAGAACTTAGCAGGTTGCAGCAACTCAAAGTCTTGAGGAAGGCCCATGATCGTCATGGCTTCACGGTAGGTGATGTACCTGTCCTCACGATGGTGTGTCATCATAGTTGGATAGTGTCCCACAAAGGCACCGATGTAGTCCTTAGGCACCATTGATCCACGACGCATGATGTTGCCTCCAGTTGCAAGCTTGGCAAACATCCTGTCACACTTCTCTGCGGCCTTCTCCAATCCATTAGTGCGCATCCACTCCCCCACCTCATCGTACTTCTTGCCTGAGCGTTCGATCCAGTCCTGAGGATTATCGGTCTTTGTGATCCTGTCGTAGAACTCACGATGTGTGATGCCTCCCTCCATACCCTCAAGCACGTATCGATAGAAGGGATCCTTCTGACTCGGTGTACCTGCATGTGTAGTAACCTGTTGCGACGCATATGGATCAACTGAGTCTAGCACGTCCTCGATGGAAGGACCTGTCTTATCAAAGTAGTTCATTAGGGGGATAGTATCACCCCGCCAGAAGAAGTAGAAGGAACGCTCACGAACCTGTGGACCGCCATGAAGCTTGGTCTTTGTCCTATACAACGACATGGTGTAACCCGCGGGAACTGCGATGGACCTTAACTTGGCGACCACTGGCTTGCCGATGTTCGTCGCGAGTCCCGGTGCGTTCTCACCCCATAGAACCCTAGGCTTCATCTGCTCGAGCACGTACTTGGTGCTGTCATACAGCCAGTTGTTCACCGCGGCATCGGGACTGGCGTGACCAGACAGTGACGAGAGTCCTGCACACGGGCATGTTGCGCCAACGACGTCGACGTAGTGTGGATGCTTACCCCCTTGATCCAACAACACATAGGGTACGTCGCTCCAGTGATTCACCAGGTGTGAGTCGTTGTTAGAGAACGGACTGTAGGATAGTAGGTAGTCGGGTTTGGAGCCAAACGCCGCGGCTTGACCAATGGCTTGACCACCGATGAGTGGCACAATGAATGCGTGTTTAATCAAAGAGTTCCCTTTATAGTTGTCATCATCTCGGCGAATGTGTACTCAGAGTCCTGGTGATCCCTATAGAACTCAAACGCCTGCTCGCGGTAGTCGTCACGCATCGCATCGTCCTTAGCCAACTTATCAAGAAGCTGGAATGCCGGCAGCATGTCATCGTCGTCAAGCCATATCGTACCGGTGTTCTTACAGTCGATCAACTTGTCACCATGCTTCCTATGGGTGCAGCGCTCACCATACTTCTTTCGGAAGACTGGTATGGCACCGGTACAGACTACCTCGCAGTGTGTATACTCGATCGAACGGTGAATGTATCGCGCGTCAAGCAATGATAACTGGTAGCCGAAGCCGACACGTGACATCCGTTCTAGCATGGCGTCATTGACATATGGACCAAACACGTAGGCTAGGTCGCCATAGGCGTTTGACAGGTCTACGGCCGCGATGGTTGGGCCCGTAAGGTGAGGATTGAAGGGTGATAACTGGCGAAACATTATGTAAGCGGGTGACTTCTCGATCCCCTCAAAGGTAGTCATATATCCTGCGGGTGTGAGGTGTTCATTATGGAACTTGAACATCTGCTTGTAGCCCTTCCACGGTGTGGTGCGACCTATCCACTTGTTATGTCGGGCGTCCTGTTCTGTGATTGGCTTCCAGTATTTAGCACGAAGCGAGTCAAAGTCGATGCCAGGTTGAAAGGATGTTACAGTCCTAATGGGCGTGTCATCACCAAGAAAGTCTTGGAGTCCCCCTTGATCAGGCGCTATCATACGTGCAAAGTCATTCATTGGGCTGTGACCAAAGAGCGCCGCGGCCTTCTCTACGCACTCATTGAGTCCCGCGTTGCGACGGATCGCGATCGAGGAGTGATCGTGCTGGATCAATGTCATTGGCCGATTGATCTGTTCGATCGCGCGCTTGAACTCATTCACTGCGAGT